CTGTCAATGTCAGACACCATTACTTGTTTAGCGACTATTGGAGTATTAGAAGCTCCTGCTAAAGAAGAGAGAGCTACGGCTTTTGTACCAGTACCATTGGTTTTATCCCAATAAAAAATACCACCATCTCTTGGATTAATAAGTAAATCTTCACCAAAATTATCATGCGACCAAACACGAACAGTTGCAGTTGTACCAGAATCAGCTGCTTCTCCCCAACCAAAAGTTGACAAATCTGCGTTTACTCCACTATAACCACCTGCTCCCCAACCATTTCCACCTACTGCTGTATCTAAGCCAATATTAATTTGATAAGAAGCATCTCCACCAGATCCACCATTTCCAGAGTCACTACCATTAGCTGTCACAGTATTACCACTAGTGTCTTTTGCTACTATGACATAACTATTGGCATTAGTTATTGATGCTATTTGATACTCTTGATTTAGAACTTCTGCTGTTATTAAACCACCTAAACTAACAGCACCTGCAAGAGTAACAAAATCATTTACCACTGCACCATGAGAACTATCGGTTACGGTCACGTTAGATGATCCATTTGTAGCAGAAAAAGTAACAGAGTTTGTAGATGTCTTACGAATAGGTGTTATATCAAAAAACTGACCACCTTCTTCTATATAATATTTTAAGTGTGAGCCTACACCCATATAATTGGAACCATCTATTGCAATCCAATTATGTAAAGCTCTTGCTGTTCCTTGATAGGTGTTGCTAGATTGTTTGACCCAACCACCTATTTTTTCTGGAAAAGGACTATAGAACCTAACTTTTTCACAGTCAAAAAAACCACCCTCGTTAGAGTACGAAGTTATTTCTCTGTTTATTCCTGGTCTAAATTTTAAAGATGTAATCGGCATAGTTGAATTTTACTTCATAACATTAAATATGGCAACCTATAGGACTAAAGCTAATTTTATAAAGGATTACCTTTATCGTCTCTTAAACCATACTTTTTAGATGTCCTACATTTATAACATTCTCCACAATACCATTCACCAGAGATACAACTTCTAACTAATTTTTTTAAATCTATTTCTAATGAATCCCATGCTTCTTTTTTGGTTTTGAATTTATCAATACCTTTACCTTTGTAGTTAAGTCTAGGTGTACAATAATCTGGAGGACCATATTCGAATCTAGTTCCAACATTCATCCAAAGACCTAAATCATCTTCATTTAAACCATCTTGATTTGAACCATCTCTTTCTTTAACTACTTCATTAGTGTAACTATAGTTGCCTGTCCACATTCTAGGTATATTATAGATGTTACAAAACATAGAACCAAACAAAGCACACCACTGATTGTCTGTAGCAAAGTATTTGTCGTAATTTGGTTCATTTAAGCTTGTGAAAATTGAAGATTGTGAAAATTGAAAGCTACCATAATTTTTGTGCATGTAGTCCAGTATGTCCTCAACAGCTTTGCCTTGATGTTGTAACGGCTCTCTTTGAGGTATTCCCCAAGCCATTTCTATGTATAAAACTCTTACATTCTTTTTTTGCTGTAAAAAATGTTTTAACAAAATAGTGCTATCAGGTCCTCCTGAGAATAATATTAGCTCTGTTTCACTCATTTTTTATTCCTTTGGATAAATTATAATATTGGCACATATTCTTCTTTCTGTATCTGTTTGTACAAAACCACAATGTTTATGAACATTGTTAAAAAACACAGCACCGTTTCTTTTTGACATAACTTCAAGACTACCTATTTTAGTGCCCCCATTACAAGTCGTAAAATTTAATATGATGATATTAAATTTTCTACTTGGAACACCCACACCTTGTTCTCCAACATCATGGTGAGAAATAGTAAATTTTTTTTTATTTTGATTAGTATATAGATTACATCGTACTCTATGTATTTTGCAAAGAAATTGTTTTTGCACAGCTTCAAAGAATGGATACCAGACTTCATCAACTTCATTAAAACCGTCTTTCATTTCTTCATGATAAACTAAGTTACCAAGGACAAATGTATCATCATCATAACCGTCATGATCTTTACTTACTGTATGACTCAACCAATTCCATTTAAAATCACCTGATGAAACATAGCTTTCTAAATTTTCGTAATATCTTTCTTCTAAGAAAGGATGAAAAAATTCAAATTGTGGTTGGTGTATAAACATATCTATTTGCTCGAGGCATTTATATAATCATATTCATACCAACCTGTCATAATCCATTTTTCATTAGAAATAGGTGGGTTTCCTCTATGTAAGTGTGTCCAATCTGAGGGGAATAAACACAAAGAGCCTTGTTTTGCAGGGACTCTAGTATTTTTATATAAAAATTCTGTTTCTCCACCTTCTTTTACATCATTTAAAAATAACGACCAAACTAAAAATCTGTTTCGTCTTTCAAGATCTTCAAAATGCCATTTATGAAAGCCCTCTCCAACTTTAGTTCTTTGGACTTTAAAACCATTGAAGTAAATACCAAGACGATCTATATGAGTTTCTTTTATTATTGGAAACTGCATTCCATAAATATTGATAGCCTCAATCAAACATCCTTTTAATTTTTCACTATAATACTCATCTTTATAAGGTATTGTATTTAATATTAATGGACCGTGGTACTGAGAATCTTGCCTTTCGGAAGAATGAGGACCTTGATCAAAAACGTCTTTGTTAAAATCAATGTTTGAGTATTTTTCAACAGCTGTTGGAACATTATCAATTATTTCTTCACACTCTTCTTTGGTAAAAACATTGTGTGTAACCATAATCGTGTCTTTCATGATTTATCCTTTTAAATTAAAGTCTAAATTAAAAGCCAATGTACGCCTAACGTCATTGCCTTTAAAGGGGTAAACAGTATGAAATAATGTTGAAGGAAAAATTACTAAGTCTCCTACAGACGGCTTGTAACAAAAATTACCCATAAACAACTGATTGGAATCAGAAGTGCCATATACAAAATCTATATGACCATCAATATCAGTTGTAAAGCCACGATCTTTATTGGTAGGTATTTTTAAATACAAAACTGCCGATAATTTACAACTATGGTGAAAATGAATGGGGTTATACTCATCTTCTACTTGATTGTTAAACCATGCGGAAGTTATGCTTATTTCTACATCAGCATTTCCTTTTATAGATTGGACATAATGTTTTCCTGCTTCTAAAAACATATCTTTAATATTCATAGATTGTAAATCTTGGTCTGTAAGTTTAGGAACATCTTCTATACGACTTACTAAACGATGCTCCATATTTTCTTTGTTTTGTTGATTATCTGCAAAATGATTCACATTTTTAATTATATCGTGTGGAACTATTACTCTAAGTATTGACGGACCAAAAGGTCTAAATGATTCACATTTTAAATTTACTGACATTTTTTACCTATTTTTTAATATTAAATATTTCTTCTACTTTTTCTTCATTATAACTAATTGTAGGTAAGGGGTTCGACATTTCTATATTTTTGTACTCTTGATTTACTCCTGCTCCAAAATAATTAAAATTAATTGTTACCCTAAAAGGTGCATTAGTAGGGGAAGAGCTAGAGTGCATAGACGTAGGGTCGAACAACAATAACCTATTTTCAATACTTTCTATTTCAGTGCCGTCTGCCATTGTTGTAGGAGCATCACATGTTGTCAAATAAAACAAAGCTCCTTGATGTTTAAATTGTGTATCCGTATGTTTAGCATGATGTTCTACTTTTCCAGTTTTGCTTGGGAAATACAAATTACTTTTAATTCTAAACAAACTTTCTATATGTATTTTAGAAGTTATTGTATGAAACGGATGTCTATTAATACCTGCTTCCCAACCACCGTTATAGCTATAATAAATCATAGTAGCAAAATACATGTCATCATTGCTTTCATCATTGGAATTTATTCTGGCACCCAACTTCCAAGGAAACCCACCACCAGGACCAAGATATTGTTTTATTATTCCATACTCTTCTGCATTAAGAAAATTATCATAAACAACGTAATACATTTTTTTCTCCTACTTAAAAGTTGGACCGTGTGTCCAACAAACCAAACTGTATCTTGTACCTTTAGTAACAGGTTGAACTCCATGCTCCATGTACGAAGGAAAAAATATAGCTGTTCCTTGTTCCATTGAATCTTCCACATTAAATTTATCTACATCGTCTGGAAATTCAAACGTACCACCTTCATAATGATCGGGCGATGTTAGTTGTATTGAAACTGATAATTTTCTAACCGTTTGATCATTAGGGGTAAAATCATATTCACCATCTCGATGAGGTTTATAGAAACCTTGATTACTTTCATCATATTTAGTTATTTGAAAAGGCTCTGTATCCGATAAGTCGAAATGATAAAATTCTGTATTTACTTTATGTATTAATTGCATTACAGGAACATATAAATCTAAATGTCTTATAACACCATTTAGCCAACTTATTTGACTTTGCCTAATTGAGTTAGTTTTTTCTTGTTGACCTACATATGCTTTTTCAAAATTAGGTTTTGCTCTTTCTATAATTGAATTACATAAATCTGCACTTAAAGCTTTTTTAGCTATTATTATATTTCTTTTCATGTTTTTATCAATCTTTCATTATGTAAACCATGCTCATAGTACAAATTTTGTCTTTCATCGAAAGCGTGTTTAGGATAAAACTTACCTTCTTTTTCTATGTAATGTATGAAAAGTTGTGTGTGAAAATTGTAATCAAGCTCGTGTCGCCAATGTTCTTGATCACAACCTTTATATATAACTCCTTGACCCACTTCTGTTTGAAACTTTTGATCATCTACATAAATTGCCCAATCATGTCCACCTTCTCCACCTAAGTTTAAAGTAACACTCACTTCACATGATGGTCTATCTTTGTGTGGTGGGCAATCTTGTCCTTTGAAATACCTTCTCCAAAACGAATATGTAGGAACTAACTCTTTGCCATAAGCCTCTTCAATCTTTGGTTGGACATAATGTAAAACAGCTTCCATAGGAGCATCTGCATACATCTGAAAAGTATCACAGAATATTTGTTGAAGTTCAGGTTCTCTTCTAACAAAGTTATGTTCTATTAAATAGTTTATATGATGTATAAGTAAATCAGTTTGTGATTCTGTTAAGCAATTTACTATTTTACTCATGACTTTCTTCCTTCATAAATAAATATATAGAAATTACTAAAAATGTAAATTAATTTTTACTTTTAAACAACACTAAGACCAAGGAAATGTTGCATTTCCGTCAGTGTCTTCTTTAGGTGCAGATCCATTAACTTTTTCTTGAAAGGCTAAATTTCCTTCTATTTCAGTTTTGATATTTGCCAATATGTCAGCATCCATTCTATTTTCAACCCATGATATTACATTAGCTTCGGTAACCGAGCCATAAGCAGTAAATTCACTTCCTATGTTACTTACATCCATGTCTAAATCAAACCCACTATCAGAAGTTAGACTACCTATTGTTTCGCTTGTTCCAGTAAGGGTGGCATTTACTCTAAGTATAACATCTGAATAAGTTGTCCCATCTTTGGTTATGTCTTTTGTGGATAATAAATCTATTCTCCATGCGTATGTCGCCATTATATTCGCTCCTTAACTCTGTACAGTTCCTGCAACTGTACCATTATTTGTAAATGTAAAACTTATAGGTGAAGCTCTTTCAACTGCTAATCCAGCCGCTCCTGCTGATCCACCAGAACCACCACTACTACCTCCTGTTGTTGATGGAGTACCAGTTGCTCCAGTTGCTCCTGCTGATCCAGACGCACCATAATTACCTCCAGTTCCTCCAGTTCCTCCAGCTCCTCCGTTTCCAGCTTGACCAGTTGCTCCTGCTGATCCAGACGCACCAGAATCGCCTGCGGGAAGATTTTGGAAACCTCTACCTAATCCACCAGCACCTCCAGCACCTCCATTATGCCCAGTTGCTTGAGTTTGTTGTGATTGTGGAAATTGCCTATATATACTCCAAGTGTGAACTCTTGCTGGTGGTGAATTCTCCGAATAAACATTTTGAACTGAATACGGATTGCTCCTGCCATAGGTGTATTGCCCTTGTGTATATGTGGTAGTATTATAAAAGTTAGGCGTAGTGCCTCCATTTATTATGCGAGGGACACTTGGTGAAGTTCTACCGTATTCAACGTAAGCAGTATTTGGATTACCGTTTGATGGGGAAGTAATAACTTTCCAGCTTGAAACACCTATGCCTTGAACAGTTGAGCTATAAAGATACGGACCATTTTGTCCAGTGGTTTGTTGTTGTTGTGAAAGGTTTCCACCTCTTCCACCGCCACCGCCTCCAGATCCACCGCCACCTCCAGCAAGAACACTTCCGTTGTTAACAAAAGTACAAGCACTTGCGATTTTTATAGCGTCACCACCAGCAGATCCAGCAGATCCTGCACCACTATTAGCGGATCCTGCACCACCACCAGCACCGCCTGCACCAACAATAGTACCATTATTAGTAATAGTTATTGTACCAGAGCCACCAGAGTCAACCTCTAAACCATACTCAGCCGTATCATCTGCACCAAGAGTAGTACCAGAAGGGATGGTTACAGTTTTAGGATAGTCCACAGCATAGTCATCACCAAACTGAGCACTTAAATTAGACTCGGTAATAGAACCAGTTGCATATGTAAAACTAAAACCTTTTCCTTGATCGTAGTAGTCACTTAAATCAATGGCACCCGATGTTACAACAGAAGCGGCTAAGTTAGTCGCAGGATTATTTGCAGCTTTTTTTCTAATATTGGAGCCACCTCTATAAAGATCGCCAAGACTAACAGCACTAGAACCGCCTACAAATTCAGTTCTTAATGAAGAAAAAGATAAAGATTGTCCAGAACTTGGTATAGGCACTGACTAACCTCCGTTATTAATTTGTTGTTTTAAAGTTTGTAATTCCATGTTTAATTGTTTTACTGCTTCAATTAACACTGATGTAAGTTTACCATAATCAACTGACTTTGTCTGCATTTTATCATCTGCCGTAAGAACAACTTCTGGTAAAACTGCTTCCATGTCTTGTGCTAAAACACCAACTTGCTCTCTAGCATCTTCTACATCAT